TGTCCCTTTGCTATATTATCAACAGTATTATTATTAAATTTGCCAGCATTTATATTTAATTTAGATATTTTTGACATCTTATTATCATCAAATACATAGGCAACAATATAACCATTATTATCATAGCAAACATCATCAAAGTTATTTTTATTAAATATATGACTATTAATATTTAATCTGGTAGTTCTAGTTAATACATTTGAATCAGCAGTTATAGAAGCGTCTGTACTACTAAAAGTTAATGAATCAGTATATTTTAATTCATTATTATGAATAAGTATTGATGGATTATTTTCTCCGCTAAAAATTATATTTTTTGCATTATTCAAATTATTCCGTTTAAATGATATAGTTATAGGATTTCCAGATATTAAAACATCTGAATAATTTAAAATATTATCCTGTATATCTTCTATTGGACATGCCGCATTTGTCCCAAGATATGATTCAAATGCTTTATTAGACACACCGTCAATTTTAGAACGAATATTTAAATTTTTACAACCATTAGATTCTGGCGTATATTTTCTTTTATTATTACTTCCACGATCCCAATGTACCTCTGTTGGAGAACCAATAACTATATTTTCACCGCCAGACGCAAAGCAATTAATACCAATTGCCATATCCAAATATCTAGTAGCGCTATTACCATTGCCGTATGTTAATGTATAACCATGGTCATCAAAAAATGGTATAAATTCAAGTCTATATTTATAATCTTGTTCTTCCCAGTCATAATATTCAATTACTTTTGTATATCCAAGACCTGATGTATTATAGGATGATGTCTCTTTATTATATGCATAAATGGTAGAACCATTAAAATTTTTTTCACCAAATGAATAACAATTCCAACCAATAGCAGAATTATCATTGCCAATAATTAATGAACGTGTTTTACCTGTATAATCTAAACCAGTTACTACAATTTCTTGGCCATTGTCCCAATATTTATATGCACTTATTGCACTATATTCACCGATATAGTTTTCGGTATAGTTATTATCGCCTAAAATAGTAGTATTTGTATTTGGGTCAATAATATTACCATTAACGTCATATTTTTCTTCATAATTAGCATTATTGTTATTACCAATTACATAAACACCACCTTTAGCACTATTACCTTGACCTATATTATATGAATCGTCAATAAAATTATTATCGCCAAATGCAGCGCCATTTTTTACATAGTTGCCGCTGCCGATATAATAAGAATTCTCAGACCCTTCGGCTGAACTAGAGCCATGTCGCTCAGACCACTCTTTCCATGAATCTAAAATAAATGAATCAATCGGGATTTTTACGTTAGCTTCATCTTTAATAATACCCGGAATAAACGCCTTATCGGAGTTAGAACCATTTCTAAGTTCATTCAATGTTTTAGAGTCACTGTTGCTTAACTTTTGACCTTTAATAATATCGCTCATTCTATATTCCTCAATTTTATATATTTATGAGAAAAGACGGATTTTAATCCGCCCAACTTATATAAAATTAATGCCTATATTAATGAGTATCGACAAGGACAATCGTTTGACTTGATAGCTTACCGTCCTCGAATTCCCTTTCCATTTCAGAAATCTTCAAATTATACTCTTCAAGTACCTCATTCGCTTCGGTCAACGACTTGAACGAAATCGCGTCTATCGCTTCTTCTGGAAGCTCTCGTGTGCTTTTGTTCACAATTCTGATTTTTTTACACATATTTACCTCTACTTTTTAGCTACGTTCCTTCTAATTCGTTTTCCGTCGCCTGTCTTCGTTACCGGTAAATCCTGAATTTTCAGACGTTTTACCGCGTCGCACAGAATTTCTATTTTTTCTATAATTTCCAGTTTTTTCTTTGAGGCTTCTAAAGAATTAGCTAAATCCTTAATCCTCATCATATACTTATAGCAGTCGAAGCTCTTCAAGTCACTTACATTAAAACCAGAATTAAGTTTCTCGTTTTCCGGATAGGCCTTGGCAAGACAATGATGCGCGATTACGTGTTCTTTCGGCGTAAGGTAAATCCAGTTCGATTCGATATCCGGTCCACCCTGGCTCTGCGGTATGATATGGTGCTTTTCATATAATATGCCTGCAGTTCTACCAGTGGCATTGGCTATAATCGCATAATATACTTTTAAATAATTCATAATTTTTCGATATAATTTTTAATTGTTAAATCAAGCGTAGAATAGCCATCATATCCAGGATTCTTCTTGATATCTTCCATATAAGGATGCACTGTACATGCCGCACTTCCACGTTTCCATTTCTTCTGCCAGTCATCTATCGACTTCAGATGGTAATGGTAAAGCCTTATGTCGGCATCATAAGCGGTAATACCGTAAGTAGAATCCTTGGTCACGTCAGAACCTACAACTTTGGCCATCCTAAGCCAGTCTTTGCTATCCGAATACTTGACTGTCGGTATATGTCCCTTCTCTTTATTCGGCCTGTCGAAGCTATACTTTAAATTGCGGTCATAATAAATTATCGACTTTCCTTGGCTGGAAAAATCGTTTCTTCTATAATAGTTAGCCAATACATAAGGAGCCGAACGCTGTTCTTCAAGGCGCATGCTGCTCATATAAATTTGTGGCACACAGATAACGTTCAATGGTGTTATATTGAACTCGTTGCCGATATCGGTATACCAACCGTGCCTAAACCAGAAATATTCATCATCGTCTGCGAATATTACGTAATCGCCGTTTTTAAAATTATAGACATTATCGTTTAGAATTTTATCAAATAAATTCCATTGGTCTGGCCAGCCATTTATTTCCTCGTATGTATCTTTTTCGCCGGTAATTACTGACTTGATATCGACACACGAATCGTTATTGATAATATGAATAATGGCATTATATGACCTATAATACCTATACCAATATTCGAAATCTAGTTTATTATATGATTTAGTTAAACAAATAATATGTAAATCCATATTATTTAAATATAGTAAATTAAACAATGTTACTATATTGTTCTGCAAACATTCTGAAAATTTTTATATAAAATTCGATATTGTTGCGTGTCTCGTTAGAACTGAAGAACAATTTACCATCTTCATTTTCAATAATATCGACTTTAATTTTGATTGTGCAGTATACGCTTCTCTGATTTATCGAATAGCCAAGTATCTGAATTCTCGTACTGTTATCGACGTTCTGGTTTACATACGGCTTGAAATACCTATGTAGCTCATTTATATAGCTCTTTATATCAGTGCTGATTTCATTCCTCATGTCGAAGAGCTTAATCTTGATTACGGCATAGATATCATTATAATGAGTATCAATACCGACCAGGCCGGCATTTTCTACGTCGTGCATCAGCCTAAGAAGCTTATTCTTCAGCTCGATATTTCTTATGGTATTCGGTTCCTTTAACTTTACCGTATTCTTCTCAATCTTTTCAAGGATGTAATTGGCACATACCGCTGTAGTATATCCTTCGGCAAAACAATCGTTTATGTCTTCGTTAAGTTCTCTTGGCATCTTTTCGATAGTATAGCCAGATTTCTTTACAAGGCTTATTACTCGCGAAAGATACTTATTGAACTTGCTATCCATAGACTCGTTCATAGATATACCCATTGTGCTAATATACGTCCTAGGAGAAACATCAGATATATAGGCTTCGAATACCTTGTTCAGGTCCAAAGTGGACACGTCGAATTTCGGGTTCTTTCTTGTCAAGTAATGTTCTATTGTATGCCTATATTCTGAAAAATCCATATATCTTATTTATAACGTTATTTCTTGATTTGCGCTTCGATTTTGTTCTTCTTATTGAGCTTCATTCGTAAGAAATCCCTTACTTTCTGAAGCGACGGGTACTTAATTACCTGGCCTTCCGTAATGTCGTTCCATATATCGGAATACCCGTTGAACCACATCAGGAACCACCAGTAATTCTGTGTGCCGTATATCTTCTGCGAGATATAGTCAGGCCTGCATTCGCAATACTTATTGACGAACATATAGTTTACCTTTCCGAAATTGAAATGGTCATCAGTAAACGAGCCAAGATCATATTGCGCTATGTTGTCGACCAGTTCCTGATATAAAAATGTGCTTCTCGATGATATATTATCCATATTCGACCGTCAGTTTATATATTTATAAGCAAAGATTTTCAGAATAAAACAAAAATAAGTTTACAAAAGCATTTCTGATTATTAAATTTGAACAGACATTCAGAAGTCTTGTTCCTCGGAGCGAAGCTCAATCCAATGAGGTGTCGGTAGAGGGCGAGCCAGCGAAAGTCGAGGCGTGACTTTCTAACACTGAACAGGTAGTAACTGTTGCTGAACCGCCACTGACGTATTATCTAACAATTAATACACGAAGCCGCCATTGGCACGGTATGATACAGTCGGAGTACAGGATGACCAGCCCGTAAGCATATCGATAAGTCCCGAGAGTTGAAACCGGAGCGAGATCTGGATTTTTCTCTTAATCCTGTATAGGCTCGATGTCTCTTCCGAAACCTTTGACTGTGTGGTATAAGTTTACATGATATAAATAATGTATGAAATATGGTTCATTTAAAAATTATGCGAATTTGATTACCGAAGGAATATTGGTATGCGAACAATATACTCTCCAAGAATTAATCGATAATTTCAGAAAAGTATTTCCGTACGCGAAAGCCGATTGCAATATCCAGCATTTTAAACAGGAAGGACAAGATACGACCGACATGACATGCTATGGACAAGTCCAATCTGAGACTAACCCTGGAAGGCATTATGATGTGGTTGTTTCATTCCATCGCGACGATACCGAAATACCTTTTACGATTAAGAACATTGGCAAGGTAAATTGTACATGCAACGCATACAGATACAATACCAGTCACCCGAATACAAAGAACAGCAACCAGCAAGAACCTATACCGAATTATGCGCATATACCTAACAAGGAAAGAAATCCTGATAGGCATTCTACAGTATGCAAGCATCTTTATTCATTTCTGTTGTTCCTATACAATAAAGGAATCATAAGAAATAATTAAAAATCCAGAAAATAATTTAATTAAATATAGCAGTTGAAAAAACTGCTATATTTGTATTATATGAATTATAATAATCCTAAACTCAGAGTGTTGAATATCACACACTCGGATATGGATGGCATTGCGTCATCTGTAGTCCTTAAAAATTTTTACGAGACAGTCTATGTCATTCCAGTCAACTATAATACTGAATGGACTGCCAAGGCTGAAATATTAACAACGTATAAAGGTAAATTCGACTGTATTATCTGTACAGATTTTTATCCGTCGGAAACATTGAGCTTCTTGCGAGACCAAGCTGTCACACTCGTCCTGGACCATCACGAGAGCGTTGAAGAATTCAATAACGACAAGGATATCATAATCAATACATCATGTTCCGGTGCAAAGCTTGCCTATAATTTCGTTTCCAGGTTCAAGGATATAAGCTATCTTGAAGAATTTGTCAACATCGTCAACGACTGGGACATGTTCATTCTAAAGGATAAGCGAAGCGCATATTTCAACAACATGTTCTGGGAAATGGGTCTTAAATGGTTTTTGAGAAGATTTATCAAGGGCAACGTTACCTTATATCCTGAAGAAAAACAGTATTTCATCGACGCACAGAAGGAATTCAAGGACATGTACGATTCTCTAGTCATTTCCGATCTGGCAAGGAACGGCGTATATTTTGAAACCTCCAGATTCCATTACGAATGTATCGAAGCATTGAAAAAGGAAGGCTACAAGTGGTTCCTTATCAAGAACAAGAATAACCTCTCAATCCGCTGCGACGACATTGACCTTACTGAAATTTGTAAGAAAATAGGAAAAGGCGGCGGTCACGTACATGCAGCCGGTATTCCGATATCAAAAAACGACAACGTCCCGGAACTTATACAACAAGTCGAGCGCGAAGTTGATTTTTATTATATGAATATGATGGAGGATTGATATGAATTACAGACCGTGCACCAAAATAGAATATGATATTCAGATGTATATTCCGGAATACGGAACAAAGGTTCATAATTTCCTGGAAGATAGCGACTACGAGACAAACAAGAATAAACCTGTCGTACTTGTAGGCACAGCCGGCGAAGAATGGACAGTAAAGATGTCGAAATTGACTACCGCGTATACATTCGACGGTAAGCCGATTACTGAAGAAATTGTCAAAACAAAACTCTCGGACGGACAAAAGCATACAATCAGGGCTATTGCCGGCGCGGAGACAATGTTCGCGGTTCAGACGAACGAGCAGGTCGAAGTAAAGACACCGTGGGGAGAAGTTCTAAAGGCTAACCGAAATGGTGTCGAACACGGCTCTGGCGACTACCTGATTTGCGAATGTAAGGACGGTAAGCCGGATTTCGATAATTCATGGGTAATAAACGGGCTTATTTTCCCGAAAACTTATAAATTCATTTAAAAGCATATCTGTAAAAATAAAAATCTGATTTGAAACCGACCGCGAAAACGGTCGGTTTTCTTTTATAAATATATTAAATGTTAAAAAATCAACCGTTTTTATGGTTGATTTTTTGTTTGAAAAATTCAAAATAATGTAAAAAAATTTTTACGTACGCTACAAAAATTACTATATTTAATATATGGCAGATATCATAATAACTAAAGAAAATGAAAGCTTCCTTAAGCTCGAATGTGATGAAGAAATGAATCATCGCATATATAAACTTTTCTCCGCCTTCATGCCAAACTACAGGTATAATCCAAGATATATACACAAGCTCTGGGATGGCAAACATCATAGTTTTTCGCCTATCACACAGTTGCTGCCAATCGGCTTGCATTCTAACCTTATAAACTGGTGCAAACAGAACAAAGTGTCATATAAGGAAGTCGGACTTGAAGACGCGCACGAAACTATAGACAAGGAATGGCTACGCGATTTCATAAACGAGCGTATCGAAAAGTTCGATATCAGAGACTACCAGCTTGACGCTGTTCATGCCGCACTCGAAAACAAGAAAGGCATATTGCTTTCATGTACCGGTTCCGGTAAATCGTTGATGATTTATTCCATCATCCGCTATCTTCTCGAAGTAAAGCATCTTAAAAAATTATGCCTTATCGTGCCTAACAAAGGCCTTGTAAACCAGATGTATAACGACTTTGTTGACTATGGCTGGGAAGGTATCGAAAATTATTGTGAAAGGTTGCATAGTGAAGTAAAAGCTACGTTCAAGGTTCCGGTTCTAATATCTACATGGCAGTCACTGCAGATGAAGCACCAGTCGTTCTTTGAAGATTATGACTGTGTGATAGTTGACGAATGTCAAGGTACAAAAGCGAATGTCTTGCGTAAGCTCGTAAAGTCCGCATTCAATTCTGAATATAAAATAGGAACGACCGGTACGCTGCCAGCTGAAGTATGTGACCAGCTTCAGATTAACGATGTTCTAGGCGACGTCATTTTCGAACTGAAATCTAAAGAGCTTATTGATAAGGGATTCTTGTCGAACATAAGTATCGCGTGCATGTTCCTTAAATATCCGGAAGAAATGGTTAAGGAAAACAAGGATAGGACTTTCCCGGAAGAAATCAAGATGGTTGAAGAATATCCTAACAGGAATTCCGTACTTAAATACGTGATAGACCATTCCAAGAAAACAGACAATATGCTTATCCTTATAACGCACAAGGAACATCTTAGAAAGGTAAAGGAATATCTTGAAAATGAATATAAGGACAGGCCTGTAAAGGTAATATCTGGTGACGTAAAATCAAAATTGCGTGAAGATATACGAAAGAGTCTGGAAAACGAAGAAGGTGTATTACTGCTTGCTACATATCAGACATGTGCAGCCGGTGTCAATATCCCTAAGCTTCATGACGTATTCCTTTATGCTGATAGTAAGTCCAGAATTAAGGTTCTTCAGTCAATCGGTCGTGGACTCAGACTTCATGCGACTAAAAACAAGGTTATCGTATACGATATAATCGACGACCTATCCTATGTCAAGAGAACTGGAAAACTGCATAAAAATTACTGCCTCGATCATTTTGACGAGCGATATGCGTATTACAAGGAACAAAGATTCCCTACAGTAAAAAGAGAAATTAGAATATAAATATCACAAGTGAAAGTTTACATAAACGTGAGGTAAAATAAAATGAATACAATAACAATAGCAATCATCGGCGTAGCCATCGTCGTAATAGCACTGGTCGTAAAACATCTCGTTTCAAAGAAGATTTCAAAGGAAGCGGTAGACGTCTTTGAAGAAAATCTTAATGACGAGACAATCAAGACGGCAAGTGAACTCTGTAAGGAAAATGTCGCTGGCCCGGAACCTGCTCCGAAGCCGGATGTCGATAATACATTCACTCCTACAGATACGTCTGCAATCACAGTCGTAGAACCGGAAGAAATCAACGGTATTTCAGAAGAAAACCAGATTTGTCCATTCGAAATCAAGACCGACGGTCAAGGCAACATTATCAAGACTGATTCTGACAGGGATGGCGGAGTTGACCCGCTTGCTGAAATCGAAAAAATGCTCGCTGAAGCGCCGAAGACTACAAAGAAAGAAACCAAGAAGACTGGCAAGAAAACTGGCAAGAAGCCGACAAGAACTGCCAAGAAAGCCGCTAAGAAAGCTGCTAAGAAGGTAACAGTACCGGCTGTGAGAACAGTCGAAACTAAGCCGGAACTTCCGGACGTAAGGTTTGTAAAGCCGATTGAAGTAGCAGTAACGCCAAAGAAGCGTGGTCGTAAATCCAAGAAGAACGAGGGTTAATATATGGCTGAACTTACATGTCCGATTTGCGGTGAACCGATGGAAAACCGCATGAAGCTTGGTGCACATATGTGGGCAAAGCATAAGGTCAAGCTTAAAGAATACGAAGCGCAGCAATATAATATGGCGGTAAACGAAAGCACCAAGGCTGCTGAAAAGCTTATCCAGCCGGCTATCGTAAAAGAAAACAAGGAATTCGTTAATGAACAACCGGCCGCATTTATCGACAGGGATTTCGTCAACGAAGCCAAAGATAAAGATTCCGATTTTGTAAAGGCTGTAAGAAATCCGTATCGTGACCTCTATCCGGCAGATGGAACGGTCATGAATGAATGGCTGCATTAATAGCTAAGAAATTCAAATAAATGTTACCAAATCTTTACATTTGGTAACATTTTTCTATATTTGTAAAATAAAGTTTACAATCATAAATAAAACGGTTGCAAGTAATAAACGGTATGAACTGGTCGATTCATGCCAGCCTGCAGCTAAAAGACCATGATGACAATAAACTTTAAACTAAGAGGTAACTAGATGGCAAATAAATTACTCGCCAAGATGATGAAAGAAAAGGCTTTCGCCGACATGCTCAGAACTGAACAGAAACCGATTGAATGGCTGAGCACAAACTGTATTTCAGTAAACCTGTTGCTCTCAGGTAAAATTAAGGGCGGTATCAAGAAGGGTTCAATCAGTATGATTGCAGCCGGTTCCGGTTGGGGTAAATCTATGATTGGCTACGCAGTTCTTAAGTCCGCACAAGATTCCGGTATGAACTGCTTCATTGTCGATACTGAAAACTCTGTTAACTACGAACTCCTTACCAAGCTCGGAATTAACATGAAAGAAGTCGGTGTATTTGGACCGACAAACCGAATTCCAAAAATCAAACAGTTCATTACGAAGCTCATGAGTGGTCTTACTCTTGATGAAGCACGTAATACTTTCCTTCTTTTCGACTCCTGGGGTCCGATTATCGAAGAACAGGTCATTGAAAAGGCTGAACAGGCATCAAGTGCTGTAAACATGTCTTCTGCCAAGTTTAAGAACGAACTTGCTAACCTTCTATTGAGCGCTGGTTTTACGACTCTCGTTATGAACCATGTTTATGCTTCTCTTGAAATGTATGGTGATCCGTATAAGATTCCAGGCGGTATGAGAATCATCTTCAACGCTGAAAACATTATGCTTGGTTCTTCTACCAAGAAGGAAAAGGACAAGGATAAGAACATTCTCGGTAAGGTCATTACAGCTGGCGTTGCTAAGGGTCGTTCTGCTAAGGAATTCGTAAAGACTCAATATCTTATTCTCCATGCAGGCGGTATTTCTCCTTATTATGGTCTATTAGATGAAGCTATCGATTGTGGTATCGTCTATAAACCGAAACCGGGATATTATGCACGAATCGGTTATGATGTTCAAGTCGACAAAGAAACCGGTGAACTTGGCAAGCCGGATCGAGTATGGAAAGAATCAGAACTTTACTGTGCAAAATTCTGGATTCCGCTTTATAAGGATGAAACGTTTAGACACTATGTCGAAGCTAAGTTCGCATTCGAAGACCAGGTATTGATTAATGCTTCTGAAGACATTATGAAGTTAATGGAAAAAGAAGACGCGGATTTAAGTGAAAACACTGGTATTGATCCGAACGTCGCGGCTTCTGGCGAAGACGAAGATTACGTCGACGACGAAGATTAAAATTGAAAACCGGGTGCAAAAACCCGGTATTTTTTATATAGACAAAATTGTTTACAAAAATTTACTATATTTGATATAATATGAAAAATACATTACTAGTCAATCTTTACGCTGGTCCGGGTTCAGGAAAATCGACCGGGGCCGCTTATATTTTTGCAAAACTTAAAATGGCCGGTGTTGATTCCGAATACGTATCAGAATATGCTAAAGATAGGGTATGGCAAGACGACCAGTTTCCGTTACAGCATTGTCAGCTTTATGTAACCGGTAAACAGTGCCTTAGAGTCATGAGACTATTGGGTAAGGTAGACGTAATCGTTACTGATAGTCCTATCGCGCTTGGCGCCATGTACACAGATGAAAAACCGTATCAGGACGTATGTATATATGAGGCTAAAAAATACAAGAATGTCGTCAATATATTCATTAAAAGGTATAAAAAATATAATCCTAACGGTAGGAATCAGACCGAGGAAGAAGCCAAAGAGATAGATAAACGAATTCTTGATTTCTTGAACGATAACAGTCTAACATATATAGTTGCGGACGGAACACAAGAAGGCTATGACAGCATAGTCGATATGATAATAGGGCTACTTCAGAAATAAAAATCCAAAATAAATAATAAACGGTCCTGCTAACGGGACCTTTATTTCTATATTTTTGAGGAAACTATTATGACACAAAGTTTTTTTGATACATTTCCAGTTGAGCAGTTCAGACGAATGGTCATGCACATAGACAGGTTCGATACAGACGTTATCGAAGAAGAAAGACTTAAAAACCTTAGCGCAATGGATAAGTTGGATGAGTTATCGGAAAAAATCATCGAAGACAACTTATAAAAAATTCAACGAAAATCAACTCACTGCAAATATATTTAAACACTTTTCTATATTTGTATAAAAACGATTGCGATTTGTTCTTTTTAACAAGGACAAAAGGTAAAACATGACTGATAATGATTTTGAACAAGTAGTAATTAAGACATTATATGCTAATCCGAACGCATCGAGAAAGATTGTACCGGAATTGGATCCTAATTGGTTTGTCCAGGTCGATCATAAGTATATTGTCGACGCGATTGTAGGCTATAATGCAAAATATTCAAATTTACCGAATGCGATAGAAGTCAAACGTCTGTTGACTGACGAAAGAAGCGTAGAAGAATTTAACAAATGCATGTCGATTCCTGACGAAAACGTGAATACTCCGTTTATTCTTGATGAAATTGAGACATTTGTAAGAAAACGACTTGGCAGACAAGTCTGTATGGCATACAATGAATATTGTGCGACAGGTAAAGCGAAAATAAGTTTCGCCGATGAAATGGCTTATGCACAGTCATTTACATTCGACGATAAAATCGGATTTTCGTTCTGCGAAGAGCCAGAAGTTGTCTATAATGGAATTATCGTAAATGAAAAAGTGGTTCCATTAGGATGCGCGACACTCGATGAGATGATTCATGGCGGTGCACACGAAAAAAGTATGACGCTTGTCATGGCACCGACTAACGTAGGTAAAACTTTATTCTTGTGTTCTTTTACGACATCCGCCATATTATCGGGTAAGAAAGTATTATATATCACTTTCGAAGACTCCGAAGTTAAAATTGGCCAGAGAATTACACAGAATCTTTTCGACATAACCCAGACGCAGCTTTATTCTTTATCCAAAGAAAATTATGGCAAGCTTTGGAAAAAAGCGATGCGGCAGATTGGACATAATAAGCTTATTATTAAGGAATATTCTGCTGGTTCTGTAAACGCTTTAATGATTCGCGCATTACTTAAAGAATTAAAGGAAAAGAAAGACTTCGTTCCTGACATGATTGCGGTCGACTATATCGGATGTATGATTCCTAATGGCCGTTTTAATTCCGACATGAACGATAACTCTAAGCTTCGTGCTGTCTGTGAAGAAGTAAGAGCAATCGGCATGGATATGGGCATTCCTATTATATCCGCTGCGCAAGCAAACAGAGGCGGTTACGGTAAGCAGGAAATCGGTCTTGACGATGCTGCTGACTCTTTCGGTCAGACAATGAAGGCTGACGTTATTTTCGGCGTCACTCAACCTCCTGAACTTAAGACTGCCAATATGTATACGGTCAAGCTTTTGAAGACAAGATACGGGCAGCCTCCTCAGCCGATTGTCACTATAGGCGTCGATATTGAAAAACAGCGAATTTATGACTTGAAGACATTCAAAAATGTTCAACCGACAGGAACATATAACAATTCTGAAGATGAGACGGTCGTTACGCCTACGCGTCAAGAGCCTAACATCAATAATTTTAAATTTTAACGAGGCTATATGATAAACGAAGAAAATCTATTAATCAATGAGGATTATACAGACGGCTGTTCAAAAGAAGGCTTCTATAAAATCCTTAAAGATAACGGTATCGACATGGAAACAGTCGATGCCAATGAAAAATTGCCCGATTTCTTAATCAAGGTGATTAAAAATGAACCGGCAGAATATAACAGGTTCAACAATATACTTTACAAGCTTCACAAGAGTAACGTCATCAATATACTTGATTCTATAGCCTATATCGAAGATGATTGGCTTGAATCTACAGTTTTATTGAAATGCCTTGATGAACTGAATTATTTCTCGCTTAGAAGCGAACTTAAGAAGAAATATAAGATAACCCCTGAACAAAGTGGCCTAGAAAGTCTTTTTGCATGATCGATAAATACCAAATCTATATGCTCTATAAGAGCATCAAGAAAATTTGGGAAGGCAAACGTTTCAATACTGTTCTTGTGAATAGTATGTTAAACGATACTCTCGAAGAATTCTTGATTAACCAGTTCGTCCAGGCCAACAGCCGGGTCGAATATATGTCTAACTATTTTATTCCGTTGGTGAACGAAATTAACTGCAATATCACTGATATTGAGCACTGGACCATGTATTTTATAGAAAAATGTCTCGTAGACAAGAAATTTCCCAAACCGGACGAAATTAATAATATAAATAAAATGAAAGGCTACATGATTTTCAAAAAGCGTCCAATCATAGCTGCTCAAATTAACGAGATAAATAAACTTATCAAAGCTAATGATGGCATCAATGAACTTTTCGATACGAAGTTCACTCTTTATGAGACCGACGGTAATCAAGAAAATCAAGCCTACAAACTATATAGAATGAGCAAAATAGACCCGGAATTTTATATACAGGGTTACAGAGCAAGAAAATTTGAGGTAAATAAGGATTTGATTAAAGATATTGATTACAAGAGGTTTATTACATTCACAGAGATCATTATTAAATTACAATCAGAAATCTCAAATAAAAATGTAAACTAACGGAAACATTTTGTTTTGTTTCTATATTTGATATTGTCAATCGAATGAACGATTGAGAAAACATAAAGAGGAAAAAATAATATGCCAATTAAAAGAAGCTTTAGCAATATTTACAGTGAAATGGACAAAATCAATGTAAATCGCAAGAAAGGTGAAAACGAAAAGAAGAGTTATGAAATCGAAGGCTTGTTCAAGCCGAAGATGGTAAACGGAAAGTTTTCTATCGTTCTCCGTTTCCTTCCGTCACATCCGGACGAAGAACTTCCATGGATTGAAAACCGTAACCACTTGTTCCAGTTAGATAATGGTGCATGGTTTGGCTGTGACTGTGCAAAGAAGTGGAATGAACCGTGTCCGATTTGCGATTACAACTCAAAGGTTTGGGAAAAATACGGCAGAACCGATGAAGCACGTGCCAAGGTAAAGGCAAAGTGGCGTCCGAACTATTACTCTAACGTCTATATCGTTAAGAACGATAACCAGCCAGATACAGTCGGTAAGGTATATCGTCTTCAGTATGGCCGTGCCATCATGAAGAAGATTCAGGAAGCTATGGAAAATAAGGATGATCCAGAATTGGGAATCATTCCGGGCATTAATCCGTTCTCTTGGTGGGGCCCGAATGATGAAGCTGTCATCAATGGTGACGAAAAGGCTGGTGCAAACTTCGTTTGGGAAGCTGTTCAGGGTTCTAACGGTCCTAACTATGATTCGTCTCACTTTAACCCGGCACGTCGTATTTCTAAGTTCGGTCCGGATGGCAAGCTCCACAATATGACCGACGACGAAATTGACGCAATCGAAGCTCAGCTTTACACTCTCAAGGACATCGAAATCCAAAAAGACCAGATTCGTTCTTACGGCCAGATTCTTGAATTCTATCGCAAGAAAGCTGGTGAAGACCTTATGGCTGAATTCACCGACGGTTCAAGCGATTATGCAGCAACAACTTCTAAGGTAAATTTCCAGACTCAGGAAGCTGACGATGAAGAAATGTTTGCTGGTACTCCGCTCGAAACTAAGAAGACTGCTGCTGAAACTGTCCAGAAGGCTGATTTTAGCAACTCTATGCCGTTCGATGAAGGTAAGTCCACTGACGAAGAACCGGAAATGGTCGATGCTACTGAAGAAGATGATGATGATTTCTTCGCACGTTTGGCAAACGGCTAATTTAACATAATTCGATACGGGTATATTTGTATACCCGTATTTTTATCCTTTAAGGTATTTTTATGGTTAAAGAAAAAACTACAAATAAACAAGTATCAAAAAAAGTTGATTGGGAACGTGCTTCAAATATTGCACAAGTATTAGGTATTTATGCACAGTTTTTCCCAAGAGTCGATGACCCATCTATTCCGCTTTTATCGAAAGAATTCGTATTCAAGAATCTTCTCGGTTTGACTGACGAAGAATATGAATTGAACGAAACACTTTTATATAACGAGACAAATAATATTCTTGAATCTTTAAAGCAAACAAAAGCCGCATTAGAAGCAGCTGATAACACTGTTGAAGAAGTCTGTGTTGCAAAGACAAAGAAGTCTAAGAAACAAAAGGTGAACTAATGATTGATACAAATTCTATGTACGGCAATGTTGCCGAAGAACAAGATGGTTTTCAGCTTATTCAGAAACGTATGGCTGAAAATGCAAAGAAGCTTGCTGAAGCAAAGAAGGCAGCTGATACCAAGTCTGATGAAATCGTAATTCCTGATTTCCCAAAAGAATATGACGCTACTACTGCTCTTGACACTATGTTCAACATGCAAAGAGCATTACAGAATATTCTTGCTAAGAAACGCGGAACATTGGCACCGGATAATGACAAGGATAACTTCGAAAACGCTCGTCGTTCTGGTTATTTCATGATGTCTACTGTTACTGAAATTTGGGAATTCTTTGACCAGCTCAAGAAAGACAATTATGAAATTACTGATCTTGTCAAGTATGAAATTATCGATGCTTGGCACTTCGTAATGAACCAGTTGCTTTATCTCAAGTATTCTCCGAAGATGAAGTTGCAAGAAGTCTATGACCATGCGACTGAAGATTTGAAGACTGGAACAATTGGAACTTCTGACCTCCATTATCTCGTCGGTGAATTTATCGAATCTGTTGGTGAACTCTACCAGAATTCGAGCTATAAGGATTGGAAGACTTACGATGTTTGGAAAGAAGACCCGCTCAAGATTCAAGAACTTGGCGATA